GTCAGTAGAAAGAGGTAGTGATGAGTAGCAAATCGATAAAAATACCGACGAGAGAATATGAAATAGTTAAGATTATAGCAAAAAGGGAAACTTGGAATTATATAGATACAATTTCAAAAGCGGTGAAATTCTTCGCTAAAGCAAAAAGAATTATAAAGGAGTAACCAATGCAAGACCTTTGGGAGCGAAGACAGATTATTAACAAACCCCCGTTAAAACTTATGGCTTCGGCTGTAAGTTTTTTTATGCTCCCAAAGGCAACGGGGGTTTTAAATTTAATGGAGGGCTACAATGCCTAAAACAATTAAAGGATTTAAAGCTTTTAAAAAAGGTTTAATTTGTAAAGATATTAAATTTGAAGAAGGCAAGACTTACGAAACCGATAAAGCCAAAATATGCCAAAGTGGTTTTCATCTTTGTAGAAATCCTCTTGATGTCCTGGATTATTATGATTTATGCGAAAGTGAATTTGCCGAGGCAGAAGCATTAGGAAAGATTGATACCCATAAAGAAGATAGTAAAATTGCAACTACTAAAATTAAAATCGGAATGAAACTGTCTTTAAAAGCATTTATTGAAGCCTCTGTAAACTTTTTATTAACCACTTGTAAAAGTAAAAAGACAGCGGCCAGCGAACACTCCAGCAAATTAGCAGCCAGCGGATACTCCAGCCAATTAGCAGCCAGCGGATACTCCAGCAAATTAGCAGCCAGCGGATACTCCAGCCAATTAGCAGCCAGTGGAGACTCCAGCAAATTAGCAGCCAGTGGAGACTCCAGCCAATTAGCAGCCAGTGGAGACTTCAGCAAATTAGCAGCCAGCGGATACTCCAGCCAATTAGCAGCCAGTGGAGACTCCAGCCAATTAGCAGCCAGTGGAGACTCCAGCCAATTAGCAGCCAGCGGATACTCCAGCCAATTAGCAGCCAGTGGAGACTTCAGCAAATTAGCAGCCAGCGGATACTCCAGCAAATTAGCAGCCAGCGGATACTCCAGCCAATTAGCAGCCAGCGGATACTCCAGCAAATTAGCAGCCAGCGGATACTCCAGCCAATTAGCAGCCAGTGGAGACTCCAGCCAATTAGCAGCCAGTGGAGACTCCAGCCAATTAGAATTAAGTGGAGAAAATTGTGTGGGGGCAGGAATTGGTATAAATAATAAAATCAAAGGCAAAAAAGGGAATTGGATTACCCTTGCCGAATGGATTTATGATGATAATAAAAAGAGATATATTCCTATTTGTGTAAAGTCGGCGCAAATTGATAACATTTCAGTATTTGAGGATAAATGGTATCAATTAAAAAATGGAGAATTCATAGAAGTATGAAAATCTATATTGACTTCATCCAACCGAAACCTAAACTCCCCCCCGCTAAATATTTTCTCCCTGCCGTGATTATTTTATTACTAATAATAATGTGGTTTTCTTGGGCGAGGGCAGACATCGCTTGGGATAGTTTTACTAATGAGCAGATTACAGAAGCAATAGGCAAGGCAGAAAACAGCGTCAAGTATCCTTACGGCATAAAGTCTATTGATACGAAAGGTGATGTAGAATATGCCCGTCAAATATGCCTTAATTCTGTCCGCAATGGCAGGGCAAGGTGGATAAAGGCAGGCAAACTTTATGACTTGATAATTTATATCGGATTAAGATTTTGCCCTCCAAATGCTCATCTACTAAATTCAAACTGGGTCAGGAATGTTAAAGCAATATTAGAAAGAAATAAGTGAAATGCCATTGTATTAACTGCTGGAATTTTAAGACTAAAGTTATCACCAAGCCATCCCGTTGGTTCAACGGGACATTAATTGATAAGAACCTTAAAAAAGCCCGAGAGTTACCCGTTCTCCTTGCGAATATCTGCACTTTCTGCGATATACCCACTTTGTCAGTGCCAAAGGGAATAAGGGTATTTTGGTGTGAGCAACAGCAACTTACCAAGATGTTTTATGTTAATAATAAAGCCCTTTATAAGATTAAGAAATCAAAGTGCAAATTTGCTGATTATGGAAACTAAAGACGAAAAACTTTTAAGGGAAGATAGAGAGTGGCAGGAAAATTCCTACCGCTACGCACACGAGCATTTTAAAGAGATGGTTAGCAGAGAAAACGAGGGGAGGTAGATTGAGATGATTAGTTACGAACAGAAATTAGCGATTGAAAGATTTGCGGATGCCTTACGCAAGAAACTGGCCATTCCGAAAGACACCGACAATTTTGTGGACAGGATAAAAAAGATAATCTTTGAATATGTCTGGGACATTCTTGTGCTTACACAACAGGAATTTGATTTAGAGTTCGACGAATGGAGTATGCAGTTAGAGGAAGCATATCGCAATGGCAAAAAATAACCAACGAAATAAGTATAAGGATGCCACTGGGACCATCCTCCCGGGAGTAACTACCATAACTGGACAAGAGTTGGGTTGGAATAAGCAGGTGCTTATCTCTTGGGCTAACAAACTTGGTCTTAAGGGCATCGAGGCAGCCAAGTATGTGGATGATAAGGCAGACATCGGCACACTTGCCCATCAACTAATTCTTGACCACTTCCGAGGTTTAAAAACCGATACTTCCGACTACTCCAAGAATCAGATAGACCAAGCCGAGAACTGCCTGTTAAGTTTCTACGAATGGGGCAAGGGCAAGGTCGTCAAACCCATTCTCTTGGAGCAACCGTTAATAAGTGAAGTCTTCAAATTCGGCGGGACACCCGATTGCTATGCCGAGATTGACGGCAAATTGACCCTGTTGGATTTTAAGACTGGCAAGGGGATTTACGACGAATATGCGATTCAGGTGGCTGGAGGTTATCTTCTGCTTTTGGAGGAGGCAAAGCATATAGTCGAGGAGATAGTGATTCTAAACATCCCCCGCGCCGAGGATGAGGCATTCTCGGTAAAACCGATAAAAGAGTGGGATGTTTGCAAAAAGATATTCTTGAATTGCCTGAATACCTACCAACTCAAGAAAAAACTAAAGGAGGAGTGAGATGCAATGTCCTATTTGTGCAGGACCGATGTGGGACAACACGGTGGATAAGAAGAATCCCAAGGGACCAGATTACAAATGCAAGAATAAGGAGTGCGGTCACGCGGTCTGGCTGGATAATAAGAAACCAACAATATTCAAACCTCCAAAACCCGAACCGATCGCAAGCAATAATAGCCAACCAGTCGGTTCAAGGGCGATGGTAATGGCTTATGCTAAGGATTTAATTGTGGCACAGATAACGGCAGGAACAGGACCACAACAACCTTTAAAGTCAATAATTTTTACTTTCAGGTCTTTGTGGCAGGAAGTAGAAAGACCAGGAAGCGTAGTTTTTAAGGAAGAGTAATTTATGGGGAGGCGTATCCGTCCAGCATAAATTAACCCTTTGGGCGAAAGGGCGTTGATACTGCCTCCCCTAAAATCCCCGCCAGTCACGGATTAGATATGCAATTTGATACCGAAAAAATAACCGATGAGCGCATTCCCTACTTGGGAATAGTTTCTAATGACGGCGTTGTAGTTTCTTGCGTCCGGATAAAGGAGTGCGTGCCGAGTTGTATAAGGTGGAAGAAGTGTAGTGTAAAGGAGGTAAAAAATGACATTCCTAATCTACCTGATTTTAGTTTATAGTTTGTTGATATGGCTGGAGCGGAGGGCGGTAAATGATGAGTGATTTATTTCAAAATAAGTCCCAGCAGTTATTGACTTGGTGCCGTCAGAGGCGGGTTTTTAGCAAGGCCGATTTAATGCGTTACGGATTGGACAATTGGTATCTAAGGTGCGATAGGACGGTTAGGTCTTGGGTGCAGGCGGGCTTGGTGAGGCGGCTGAATGATTGGGAGAGGAAGCAGGGAGGATTACGAGGCAGAATGGCATATTATTGTTATATAGAAAAAAGGGATGCATAATTGCATAACTGGAAACCGACAAGGTTACTATTCCTTGACTTCCTCCCACCACTCCACAAGGAGTTACGGAAGGAAATTAGAACAGTTGCGGTTAGGCTTATTCGGTTTTGCGAACCGCCCCTAAAATTATCTTGACAAATGAAGAATAGTGATTTAATATGGGATGAAGAAAGGAAGCCCAAATGCAACAGAGTTTTTTATCAACCCCAAAAGAAAATAAGGTGATAGAGAAAAGGAGTTTCCTACCGACTCTGTTGGCAGGGCTTCCGACTCCCGAGTATCTATCGCCTTTTTTTGTAAGGTTTTTATTTATGAATTCCTGAAATGAGATAAAAATGGACTATATCAGTATAAAAAACCTTGATAAGTTTCAACCACATTATAAAGATGGCAGAGTAATTCTTTGGATACGTTGGGATATAGAAGCAATAGGGGACTATAAGATTGCCAAACTTACCTCGAGCCAAAGATGGTTGTTTATAGGGCTTATTTGCTTGGCCTGTAAGCACCTTAACCAGATTCCAATGGATGAACAGTGGATAAGTGAGGAGATTAGATACCCCCAAAAATCTATCCTTAATGATTTAAAGAAGTTACAGGAATTAGAATTGATAGTAACAAATTGCACCAAATTGGTGCAAAAAGACACTACGATACATACGATACATACGATACAAACAGACAATACATATATCGTGGAGTTCTTTAATTATTTCCTCTTAAAAACCAAAAAAGTCTTTAAACTCACCCTTACCAACCGCAATTTAATCCGCCAACGCCTTAATGATGGCTTTACTATTGAGCAGATGGAACAGGCAGTAGATAACTTTATGCAGGATGATTGGCCAGACCGGCAGAAACATCTTGATCTTATCTATTGCATCGGTATCCGGAACAAGATAGATAATCTTGAGAAATGGCTTAATTATAAACCTAAAGATAAAACCACCCTTATTTTTAAGAAGGAGGTTTAAATGGAGACTGCTTATGGAAATACTGCTTTAAGTGAAACCTCTAAAAATCTACTTCATAGATTGAGAGCAAAAGAACTTACCTTGCAGAAGTTTTTAAGAGAATGTGCATATTGGGCACTTCGGGATGGTTTTGACGAGTTAAGTCCGTTGCCTTTGCCAACCGCACCAGAAACAGAGGCCTTTGCGGAATATGAAAATCTATCACCTTTCGACAAGATGAAACTTGATAACCAATTTTTTCAACGGAATCCTGAGATTAACTTATATTATGGGCAAGTTTCTTTTATTAAGTGGCGCAATAAATCTATACTTGACTGGTTGGAGGAGATAAAAAATTATTTACCCTTAGAAGATGAGATTTACATAAGAAGAATTGACGAAAGGAGATTAGATTTTAAGGCATTTTTTGATGATAACCCTATTATTGTAGAAAAAATCAGATTTACTTTCCGAGCAAAAGAAATTAAACCACAAAAGAAATCCTATTATTCTGCGGGAGAGATTATAAATGATTAAATCCCTTTTAAGAGTATTCCTCATCCCCCTTCTCTATCTTAAATGCGTGATAAAGGGCGAGTGCGGTAAACGGCATTGTATAAAATGTCTAATTGGATAAGATTAAAGTAGAAAGGAGAGATAAATGAAAAAAATCACTCAAGAGGAATTTAATGCTTTTGAACGAGATGAAAATGGTATTTTATATCTTCCTTCAGCCGATTATTCTTTAATAAAAAAATTCAATGAGCAGTGCTCTTTCGGTAAGCAGTGCTCTTTCGGTGAGCAGTGCTCTTTCGGTGAGCAGTGCTCTTTCGGTGAGCGGTGCTCTTTCGGTGAGTGGTGCTCTTTCGGTGAGCAGTGCTCTTTCGGTGAGCAGTGCTCTTTCGGTGAGTGGTGCTCTTTCGGTAAGCAGTGCTTTTTCGGTAAGCAGTGCTCTTTCGGTGAGCGGTGCTCTTTCGGTGAGTGGTGCTCTTTCGGTGAGCAGTGCTCTTTCGGTGAGTGGTGCTCTTTCGGTAAGTGGTGCTCTTTCGGTGAGCGGTGCTCTTTCGGTGAGCGGTGCTCTTTCGGTGAGCGGTGCTCTTTCGGTGGGGGGTGTAAAGCAATTTGTCCTTCTTGGTCTTTTGTATATGAGCCACCCCTTGAAACAATGGGAAAAATTTATCCCCCTCTCGCAACTCGTTCTTATTGGGAGGAACGGTTAAATATTAAACTTGCCCCCTGTTATGACGAGATAGCCCAGCAGATTAAACCCTTGTTGCCTGAAATATTAAAACGCAAGGATTTGACAAAATGTGAACGCAGGATATTGGAGAGTTGGTTATGAGGGATTGCTGGAGGTGTTTATGGGAATGAAAAAAGACTTAAAAAATACAATAATAGACCAAGCCCTAAGCAATAAATAAAGAACGTAAATAAGCAGGTAGCCAAGAGAGGAGAGGGAGATGAGATATGCGGTTGTTAGAGATGATATAAATAAGAAATTTACCAAATTCCACGATACTTTTGATGAGGCAAAACTTGAAGCAGAAAGATTATGTAAACAGGAACAGGTGCCTTTTATTATTTTAGAAGTTGTGGGAAATGTATATATTAAAAACCCCGAACCTCCAATTGAATGGAATTGGGAAAGAGCAATAGAATAGAGTGAAAAATGATAAAAAAGAAAATCCAACTTCCGAGCAGAGATAATGGTAAGGTTGGATATTAAATGAAAGTATTTCTCTCTTGGCTTCTCATCATCGCCTCACTCCTTGTGGCTTTCTGGCTTGGCTGGATAGGATGGATTTAGATGACTAAACCCAAGCGGAAACCCCGCAAGAGAAAGCGGATTGATATTCTGATATTGGAAAGGAAAGACGATTGAATTTTAATTTTACAGATTTGTGGCATAAATTTATTGCTTTCCACAATTACAACTTTGCTATTGGCGGCTGGCATAGGGTTGCGGTGGTGGCAATATGGGGTCTGATAGTATATAGTTTCTTAATCACAATCTTTAAGGAGAGATAAATATGAGGTTACTATTCTTAGGTCTTGTGATTTATATTGTATTGGTGGCATTGTGCGGATGTTGCTATTATGTCCAGATGCCCAAGACACAACAGGAGTTTAAGCAGGAAATAGCGACACAAGAGGCAATAGATAAGATATAGGTCTTGTGATTTATATTGTATTGGTGGCAATATGGGGTGTTGCCATTGTCCGGAACCTTTTGTAGTTATTGATAGTTCGCAAAGAATTAAAATCATAGAATAGGGATTAATTTTTAATTTTCTAAATGAGGCCGAAGGTATTAAGATGCGTGTGATAGAAATCAGCGCACACCTTCGGTTTTTTATTTATGTTTTTAACAAGAGAATTCCGTAAAAAACACTTTATTACCTTTACCTGCGAGAATAAAGAATGCGGAAAAACCATCACCAAGGCGACTTACAAAGTCGGCTCAAAAGACTTTTTGAGACGGCAATACAGATTTTGCTCACCATATTGTTGCTCTCGGGCATACCGGTTAAGAAAAAAATACTTGACAAAAAGCCATTAATGACGTAATTGTATAAGCCAACAAGGGAAGGCTATATGCTAATTAAGCCTTTTAAGAATGATTTATGGTTCAGAATACCAAAACCACACAATCCAGACAGGGATTTTTTGTTATTTAGCCATAACCAAGCAGAATTCTCAGAAAGAACCGAAGAGGCATTTGATAAGCATATAAATAGAATAAGGCATTTAGTTTCTTTGCCGTATTATCAAAAGTTAAATGGCAAGAGAATAAAGTTTATTAGGAATAACGAAGGATTGTGGTATTAAACATTTTAGGCAACCTTTAGGCAAATGCCAAGACACTTACCTCCAATAGAACATAGGTTTCCAGCAAATAGACCTCATGCTCCTAATGCTGGAAATCACGGTCCCTACCTTATGCCACTTCTTAAGCGGTTGCTTGAAAAGAAAATAAACTTTGAAGACCCAGAGACCAAGAAGATAATTCAGGGCAAAGTTAAACACGCTATTCTTTGGCGTTATATCCTCAATGCTGCACACGGAGAGAACCAGGCGATAGAGGGTATAATTGACCGGATTGACGGTAAGGTGGCGCAGAAATTAATTGGCGAAGGTTTTGCGGCTGGCGAATCAAAAATTATTTTAATTGCTCCTTCTTTCAAAACAAAAAAGACCGATGCAAGTAGAATTAACACCATCGCAATATGATTTTTTGTATTCAAAAGCTCGTCATCCTGCTTTTGTTGGAGGATGGAATGTTGGTAAGACATTAGTCGCAATCAGCCGAGCAATCGTTTACTCCAAGGGTATACCAAATAACCTCGGAGTAATTTTTAGAAAAACTGCACGTTCACTTCACGACTCTACTCTTAGAGATTTTGAAACCTACACCAACCTTAAAGTAGACGCCAATCGCAATTACGCTTACCCAAACAAATCAGTAATTATGTTTCGCCATCTTGACGAGATAACTTCTATCAATCAACAGAACATTAATCTTGGCTGGTATTATATCGAGCAAGGTGATGAACTTGAGTCAGACAGAGAATTCTTTATGTTGTTTGGAAGATTAAGACGAGAAGGAGTGCCGACTGAGGAATTTATTAGGTTGGGACTACCATTGCGCTCAGGTTGGGTCATTGCTAATGCTGGCGACCATTGGATGAAACCTTTGTGGAAGGAGGGCAAACTCGAGGCAAGCATTACTGACGAAATACGCAAAGACTGTGCTTTATTTTCTCAATTAATAGAATCTGAAACCTTTTCTGAGGAGAATAAAAAATTTGTTAAAGCAGACTTCATAGCTTCAATGAAGGTGTTGGAACAAATTAATCCTACACTGTATCGACAATTTGTAAAGAATGATTGGTCAGTGTCTGTCCGCAATATTATATTTACTTCCGAACTTATCAATCATATGTTCAATAGATATGGATTAATTTCACAACACTCCAAGAGCGCGGGTGTCGCAGTTGACCCAGCTGGTGAAGGAGTGGACGATAATGTTTTTATGTCTGGGAGAGGTGGAGACCCATTAGACGTTTATACTAAAACTATTATGGCTCCTTCCTCTAAAGCCATTCACGCAGTCGAGATGTGTAAGCAAATAGACGGAGATTTCATTATTGTAGATTGTGATGGATTAGGAATAGAAACTTATCAAGAGCTCAAAAAATTAAATAAAGATTATTTGCAAGGCATAGAGATTATAAAGTTTCACGGCTCTGCTCCAAGTGAGATGAAAGAGGGAGATAGGCTCATCTATCTTAATTTGCGGACGGAAGCAGCCTTCGTAGCGCAAAAGAGAGGATGGAGTGGTAGGGCAGGAATTAATCCCAAAGACACAATATTGCTCGAAGAATTAAAGGCAGACGAATATGAAACTCAAAGAGGCTACTTAAAGATTATTCCCAAATTAGAAATAAAAGAGAGGCTTGGTCGTTCTCCTGGTCGTGCCGATTGCTGGAAAATGCTTCAATGGGCATTTGAGAAGAATATAAAAAGAAAAAGTGTTTATCCAAACACAGCATTATCCAATTTGCCTCGTGAGGTTGAAGCTGAGGTAGTATCGATTTAGCGAAAGGAGTTAAGATGTCGTTTTTATTTGGTTCAACTAAAATGCCAGCAACTCAAACTGTCGCCTCGCCTACAGTAACCGAAACTATTCCTACTGTCGAAGAAGCAACAGAAGAAGAAAAGAAAAAGCTTAAGAAGGGTAAAGAGAAACGAAGTACCATCTTAACTTCCGAACGAGGAGTGTTGGAGCCTGCTAATGTCGGCTTAAAAACTTTACTCGGAGAATAAATGAATATATCTATAGACGCCCTCATAAAAAGATTTGATGTAATAAAAAGTAATCGCTCACAATGGGAAGCCTTATGGCAATCCTGTGCCGATTATTGCCTTCCGCAAAAAGCAATTATCACGCAGACAAGAACTCCTGGGACTAAATTAAGAACGGACATATATGATTCGACTGCAATCCAGAGCGCACAAGTGTTTGCTGCAGGCCTACACAGTTACCTTACTAATCCTTCGTCTCGTTGGTTCGCTCTTGGAATGAAAAATAAAAAGCTAATGAATGACTTCGAAGTGAAAGGTTGGCTCAAGGAATGCGAGGATGGGATATTTGATTGTCTTAATTCTTCAAACTTCAATCAAGTTATTCACGAGGATTATATAGATTTCGGAGTATTCGGTAACTCTACGCTCTATGAAGAGGAAGACCCAGAAGATGTGATTACCTTTTTTGTTAGACCGGTGTCAGAAGTTTATTTTCTTGCCAACGATAAAGGCAAGATAGATACGGTTTATCGCTGCTTTACCTTTACTGCAAGACAGGCATATCAAAAATGGGGTGCTAATGCTGGGCAGAAAGTCTTAGATTTAATAGAGGCACAAAAGGTCGAAGAGCTAGTAACATTTCTACATATAGTTTTGCCCAGAGAAGAACGAGACGTAAAAAAGCGCGACGCAAGGAATATGCCTTTTAGTTCTTTATATGTTGAGCCGACCACAAGAAAGATTTTGTCTGAAGGTGGCTATGAAGAGTTTCCATTTTTTATTGGTAGAGCTTATAAAGTTTCTGATAGTGAATATGCTTATTCTCCTGCCTCTTTGGTTTTGGCCGATATAAAAATGCTTAATGTGATGAGTAGAGATATTTTGGAAGCAGCGCAAAAGACATTGAATCCTCCAATCATACTTCCCCACGATGGATACCTGTTGCCATTTAAGACTTCAGCAAAGGCAATTAATTATAAACTATCAGATAATCCGGACGATAAGGTCGAGACGCTTCAATTAAATAGAGAGATTAGTTTATCTTTAGAGATGGAAAATCAACGCAGGATGACGATTCAGAGAGCATTCTTTGTGGATTTATTTTTAATGCTTGCAAGTCTGCCTGAAAAGGATAGGACGGCAACAGAGATAACTGAACGAGTAAACGAAAGGATGCTTATTTTGGGACCAATATTGGGTAGGTTGATGCACGAGAAGCTTGATCCAATTATCACAAGGACATTTAATATTTTGCTTCGCAACAATAAGCTTCCGCCTCCACCAGACATATTGCAGGGACAAGAGTATAAGGTCGACTATATTTCGCCTCTCGCTAAAGCTCAAAAGGCAAGCGAGACAAAATCGCTCACAGATTTATTGATAGTAGTCAAGGCAATAGCAGAAATTGATACGTCGGTAATCGATAGTATCAATTTAGATAAAACAATTAAGAAAATAGCTGAGATAAGTTATGTCTCTGATGTATTGAGGAGTGATGATGAGGTGAAGGAAATTAGGCAGGCAAGGTTGCAGCAAGCACAAATACAACAGACCTTAGAGCAAATGAAGTCGGGTGGAGAAGGAGCAAAGGCAGTATTGGAAGCAGAACAATTATTGAAAGGAGGTGAGAAGGTTGCCACAGGAAAAAAGTCCTGATGAGTTAGCGGAAGAACAAATAGCTAAGTTGCAACAGCTAAAAAAAGACTACGTCGCGACGTTTTCAACTGAAGCAGGCAAAAAAGTCTTTGCAGACTTAGAAAAGACTTGCTTTGTAAATAGAACGACATTCTCGACTATGGCAGGCAGAACCCTGTTTAATGAAGGGATGAGGTTTGTGGTAGTGCACATTAAGAATATGATGACTATGAGTATCGAGACGATAAAAAAGTTGATACAGAAAGAAGATTGATGAACAACAATGGAAGCGAAGTAAAGGTTTTGTTTACTATAGGCATCAATAAAGACAATGTCGTTATGATAAGCGGAGATCTTAACAATAAGAAGCTATGTTACCATCTTTTAGCAGAAGCAATTAAGGTAGTAGCCGACTACAATAAGCCGATAATCACAAGACCAAGCTTATCGATAACGCACCAAATGTTAAATTTTGTAAGATACTTAAAAAGATAAGGAGGAATAAAAAATGAGACACGATACCTTCAACCCATTGCGGATACTTGAAGCCGTGAAAAAGTTTGTAGTTGGATTAGGCGAAAGAGGAGAGATAGGAGACGGAAGCGACCCAGCGGCAGATGCCGCAGCAGCAGCAACAGTAGCCGCAGCAGCAGCCACAAATTGGAAAACTACTTTACCAGACGACATCAAGGCAGACCCTATTTTTGAGAAATATAAAGAACCTGCTGATGCATTTAGGGCATTAGTTAGTGCACAAAAGTTTTTAGGCAGAGAAAAGTTGCCTGTTCCTACTGACGAAAACGATAAGGAGGCCTACGATTTAATTTTTGAAAAGTTAGGACTTCCCAAGAGCGAGAGCGATTATCAGTTACCCACAGACTTACAAATTCCGAAAGAACTCCCACTTGACGAAGTAATGTTGGCCGACTTTAAAAAGATGGCACATCAGCATAGATTATTGCCTTCGCAAGTTTCGGGTTTATATAAATGGTATATAACGTCTATGATTGGTGCTTATAATAAGTTTGGCGAACAAAAAATAGAATTCACCAAAGAGGCCGAAACAAATTTGCGCAAGAAATGGGGTGCAGCATATCCACAAAACATCGCATTGGCCAAAAAGGTATTTGCGAACTTTGCCGACGAAAAGGCCTATGCGGAGTTTGAAAAGGGTGCAGGCAATAATCCCATTTACTTAGAATTTTTTGCTAACATCGGAAAGGTCTTAAGCGAAGACCAAATGATTGGAAAGCCACACGGATTGACTATGGCTCCAGACGAAGCGCAAATAGAAATAAATAAGATTAAAGGCGATATGAAACATCCGTATTGGGATGCAGCACATCCTTTACATAAAGAGGCAGTCGCCAATATGGAACGCTTAATGAAGTTGGTTACAGTAGAATAGTGATTGAGGGATACGGAATTTGTTCTCCCTTCAATTGCTAATTAATAATAGGATACTTTGAAGCGAGGCTTCAAACCCAAAATGAATTAACACTATTGGCCCCCAAGCGGATACGCAATAGTGCAGGTTAATTGTTGTGTGTTTGCTTTTTATTTTTAACAAGGAGGCCAATAATGTATACCATTGATGCTGCTTTAGTAAAGCAGTTTAATACCAATGTTGAGATTTTGTCTCAACAAAAAGGCTCAAGGTTAAGAAATGCGGTTAGGCTTAAGACGGACGTTGTAGGTGAAGATACCTACATTGACCAAATAGGCAAGACCTCAGCAGTAAAAAGAACCACGCGTCACGGAGATACACCCATAGTCGACACTGAATGGCAAAGACGCAAAATCGCGATGGTTGACTATGACTGGGCAGATTTAATCGACAAGGCTGACAAACTAAAGATGCTTGCTGACCCGACATCCGAGTATACACAAAATGCATCTTTTGCTTTAGGCCGAGCAATGGACGACGAAATTATTACCAAAGCATTTGCAACGGCGTATGTAGGCAAAGAAGGTGCTGCAATGGTAACATTCCCGGCAGCAAACGTTGTAGCAGTAGGTGCATCTGGATTAACACTCAATAAGATGTTAACAGCAAAGGAAATTCTTGACAATAATGATGTCGACCCAGATGAACCGAGATATTGGGCACTTGGCTCAAAGCAGATACAGGATTTGCTTAAGATTGATGAGTTTGTCAGTGCTGATTTTAATACCGTAAGGGCATTGGTTGCTGGAGCACGTTTACCATTTGCTTTTATGGGTTTTATCTTTATTCCTGTTTCTAATACTCTTCTTGACGTCGATTCTAATAGTTATCGCAGAAATATTGTTTGGGCAAAGAACGGATTGGGTCTTGCAATTGCGCAAGATATTAAAACCGCAATTACTGAAAGAGCCGATAAAAATTATGCAATCCAAGTGTATGCTACAATCGGCGTCGGTGCATCGAGAATAGATGAAGATAAGTGCGTCGAAGTAAAATGTAGCGAAAGTTAATTATAATTAAATAAGGAGGTTAATGCTATGGCTACAGTAAAAGGTGTTAATAGGACGCTTGCTGATACTCCAGAGGGTTCAAATATTATGGACCCGGGAGTTCAGAAGGGTAAGTTAAGGGTAATAATGGACACCTATGAGGCGGTTGCAATTGCTTCAGGCACCATCATTGAGGTGGGCGAATATCTGCCTAAGGGCGCAAGAGTAGTTGAGGTTGCTTTGATGGCTGATGCATTGGGTAGTGGCGTAACTTTAATAGTCGGAGATTACGAAGACGACAATAGATACATTGAGGCATCGAGCACTTGGAATTCCGCTAATCAAATTCAACGCCTAAATGCTATCGCTGGCAGACAATATGAAATGGACGAGACGACTCCAGGTGCAACCTCTACCGATAGACAGATTATTATTACAACTGGTGGTGCTGCTGCTACAGGAACTATCAAATTAGAAGTAACCTACGTTCAGGAGTAAAAATAATTGGGCGGTAACCATTCCGCCCTTTTATCTTACACAAGGAGGAAAATAATGGTTAAACTGAAAAGGATTTTATTGGTTTTGTTGGCGATAATATTTCTGGCAGGCGTAACCCCGGTCTTTGCTCAGGCAAGATACGGAATAAGAAGCAAAAGAATTAGTGCTTCTACGGATGGAACAGTTAGTGCTTTGGGTGCAAACACTTGGGTATATGGAATAAAAATATATGCCACAAGCACAAGTGCAAGATTGGGCATATATGATGTAGATACCCAAGCAGAATTATCCAGTTCTGACACCGAGGCGTTCGACGAAATTGGCGAAGCCACTCAATATGAATCTACGGAAAGCTGGTATGCAAAGCCGACACTTTTTACTCAAGGAGTTAGTGCTTTGTGCACTAACGGCGTAGGATTCGTTTATTACGGCCCAGAACCAGAATAAAAGTTGATAGGGCGAGGAGAAATCCTCGCCCTTAACTTATGGATAGACAAAAAGTATTTAATTTAGCATTAAAGATATTTTTATTCTTGTCGCCAATTTTTTTCTTTAAACAGTTTCAGTTAAGTCTTGCCAGAGGATTATTTTTTATTCTTGGAACTTTCGTATTGTTCGGAATAAGTTTATCCTTAGAACCAAAACGCAAGTTTTCAAATATCTGGCTATCTTTATTTTTATTGTTGGCACTCATAAGAATATTCTTCAATAATGATTTTGGTAATCCGCAGGCAGAGTGGTTTAATTTTTGGATGTCTTGCGCTAATTTTATTTATGTATTCTGCGGAGTCCTGCTTTTCTATGTCGTCTATTGCTATGCGGATGAGTCAAAAGAATATCTTAAATCGATAGTCTGGGTTTGTGCAATCAATTCTTTGTTAACCTTTGCGCAAATATTCAAGGGCGACTTTATGTGGCAGCATACTTTAAGCATCTGTGGATTTATGGAAAATTCCTCTCAGTTAGGTCAATACTCTGCAATGAGCCTGCCAATATTATCATATATAAATCCTTTTTTGGCGGGCTTGGCCTTATTTACCCTGATTGCCTCAAGGTCGGTCAGTCCCATTCTGGCAAGTGTTGTGGGAGTGGCATTTCTGGGCAGTTTTAAAGGCATTAGAGTGAGGATTAAGGCAGGGATAGGGATATTGCTTGTCCTGATAGGATTATTGAATTTTGGGTATATTTCTCGTAAATTTCAATGTCGGCCTGTAATGTGGCAGAAAACCTTAAAAGTTGCCTTGCAGAAACCCTATCTGGGTTGGGGATATGGAAGCTTTAAAGAAAAAGTTACGAAAGTTAAGGCGATTGGTTCTTTGGGAGGAATGGAGTATTCGCGACCGCACAATGATTACTTGCACACAGCACAGGAATTGGGATTTCCAATTGTAATAGTGGCAGGATTATTTTTTGTTGGGCTTTATAAGAAATTCAAATTAGCAAGTAAGAACGAATTAACTTTATGTTTGGCGACTTCAATAATTGTAGTTTTGGTGAATATGAACGGACAAACTTTAATTAGATACGCAAGCGTTGCAGGAACTTTTATAATTTTATTGGCATTATTTTGCAAGGAGGTGGATGATGCCAGAAGCATTTGAAAGATGTGTGCAACAAAAAGGTAGGGTCAGAACAATCTCTGGCCCAAATAAAATGTTTGGCTTGGAAAAAGGACAGTATAAGCATATATGTTTTCTGAATGGAAAAGGGCATCCAGGCGAAACTAAAACTAAAGAAGGCAAATAAAATGGCTAATACAAAAACGAGTATTTGTAATCAGGCCTTAAGATTATTGGGCGCAACAAGAATTACCGACATAACTGATGCAGTCGAACAGGCAAGGATATTAAATGATGTCTATGATGCCATTTTAGATGAAGTCTTGGTAGGACATCCTTGGAATTTTGCAATTAAAAGAATTGATTTGGGTGCCGAATTAGACGAAACTCCTGAATTCGGCTATACCCACGCTTTTCAACTTCCTGGTGATTGCCTACGAATAGTTAAAATGGAGGATGATGACGCCATATTTGTTCGTGAGTCAGACCAATTGTTAACTGATGAGGAAGTTGCCAAAATACAATACATCGCAAGGATTACTGATGCAACCCTATATACTCCATTTTTCGTTAGCGTCTTAGCGGCAAGATTAGCGTCAGAAATTGCCTATCCCATAACCAATTCAGCAACTGCTTCAGAAAGTATGTATAAATTATACCTTTCGAAATTAAGAACCGCTAAATCTGTAGATGCTCAAGAAGGTTCAGGACAAAAATTGGAGAATTTAAGTTGGGAAGAAGCAAGAGGTGGCGGAGGGTCGTCGAATCCGTCAGCTACACCAACTCCACTATAAATGCCTAAAGTTACTCCTATAATTACAAACTTTACAGCAGGCGAATTAAGTCCCTTGTTGGATGGCAGAGTAGACATTAATAAATATTATAGTGGTTGCAAGACTCTTGAAAATTTTATCATTCTTCCTTATGGTGGCATTAAGCGTCGTCCTGGGACTTATTATGTAGGCTCCACAAAATTGAATGCAGTAGCCCGCCTCGTTTCATTTCAATTTTCAACTGAACAAGCATATATATTAGAATTTACAGAAGGATTTATTAGATTTTATATGGACGGGGGAATAATACTTGAGGACGATAACGTAACTGTATACGAATTAGACACCGATGCAGAAAATGGCATTACCTATTTGGAAGAAGATTTATTTGATTTGCAATTTGCTCAAGATGCCGATACGATGTGGATTGTCCATCCTTCATATAAACCACAAAAGCTAACTCGCACAGGCGCAGCTCATAATCTTTGGGAATTAAACGATTATGCTCCTACTGGCGACCCCTTTACTACTGCAGACAATTATCCTTCCTGCGTAAGCATTTACGAACAAAGAATATTTTTTGCCAATACTAATACTGACCCGCAAAAAGTCTGGGCTTCTAAATCGGGCGATTACGAAAATATGACAATAAATACGGGTGACGATGATGCATTGAGTTATACGCTCGGTTCAGAGCAAGTCAATGCTATTAGATGGCTTTCGTCAGGTAGAGTTTTGGGTATGGGGACATTGGGCGGCGTATTTAGTTTAAGTTCTGGTTCTGATGAATTGCCTATAACTCCTACAACTGTAGTCGTCAAAAGAGAAACTTCTTATGGTGCATTGGGAGTTATGCCTAAAAAAATAGGTAACCAAGTTTATTATGTGCAAAGGAATGGTAAGACAATAAGAGAATTTGGTTATAGTTATGATTTAGACGAATATACTGCTTTTGATGCAACGTTATTGGCCGAACATATCACTGGTAACGAAATTATAGATATGGATTATCAGCAGTCGCCCTACAATATGCTTTGGTGTGTGCGTTCTGATGGCGAAATTGCCGTATTGACAAGACAAATAGACCAAGAAGTAATTGCTTGGTCAAGAATAGTAACTGACGGAAGCTTTGAAAGCGTTGCAGTTATTCCTGGCGATGGTGGAGACGACGAAGTATGGGTTGTAGTAAATAGAACCATTGAGAATGCCGCTGTGCGCTATGTAGAATATTTTAAACCAATGGATTTTGGCGATGAACAAGAAGACGCTTTCTTTGTGGATTGCGGACTTAGTTATGATACTGCCAAAACCATTACGAATATAACTAAGGCAAACCCAGGAGTTGTAACTGCAGTTGCACACGGATTTTCTGATGGCAACATTGTAATTATTAGGGGTATCGTAGGAATGACAGAAGTAAATCGAGTTAAATTCAAAGTTATAGTTACTGGTTATAGCGTCGATACATTCGCGCTCACCGACCCGGATACCGATGAGAATATCGATACTTCTGATTATGGAGAATATGAGTCTGACGGAGAGGCAAGAAAGTGTTTGACATCAGGATTTAGTTTAGACCATTTAGAAGACAAGGAAGTCGCCTTGTTAGTCGATGGCGCGGTTAGTCCAAGCAAGACTGTGTCTGCTGGAGATTTTACAATATTAGACCCGGTAACTGGAGGTGGAGAAATACACGCAGGACTTCCATATATAAGCACAATAAAGACGATGCGAATTGAGGCAGGTTCAGTTCAAGGGACAGCTCAAACAAAGTTAAAAAGAATACACAAGGTATTTGTTAGGGTTCACGAGAGCGTTGGTATGTATGTTGGAAATATAAATGAACAGGATGAGATTTCTTTTAGAGAAGCCGATGACGATATGGATAAACCTATTCCATTGAAGTCAGGAGATTACGAAGTAATGATGCCAAGTTTATGGGATAGAGATGGCCATATTATAATTACACAAGAAGACCCATTGCCTTTAAACATATTAGCAATAACAGTATATTTGGCTGTAAGCGACATATAATGGAATTAAATATAGTGCCTTTTGATAAAGAACTATTAAAAGATTTTGTATATAATGGAATAGAACGAAAACTATCTGGGATACAGATATGTTCGATGGCTGAATTTTATAATAGATTAGGAGAAAGTTATATTGGGATTATTGACGAAAAGGTATTAGGAGTCGGTGGAATATATCCTCTATGGGAAGGGGCGGGAAGTGTTTGGCTATTTCTTAATCAGGAGGCAAGGGATTACAAAAAAAGTGTCTTTAAAGCACTACTTGAATATATGAATATGCTAATTAAGAAATATGAAATAAAAACTTTAATCGTAGAATGTATTGACGATGCCTTGGAAGCGCATCGGCTTGTTCAACATTTGGGTTTTATAAAAAATAAAGAAATAAAGACAGCTGTATATCTTAAAAAAGTAGGAGAATAAATGTTTAAACAAAAACATTGGTTACAAGACTATCCTCAATTAAATAAAAATCTTCATTGGCACTTTAAAGATACGAGGAAAATTTCGGAGTTTATTTATAGTAGTAAAAGGGGCGACCCTGTTACAATGATGATAGTAATGACAGCAGCAGCAACGGCAGTTACAACTGTTAGTCAAATAAGGGAAGGCCAGCAGATGGCTGCTGCCGAAAAATATTCTGCTCGAGTTGCCGAAGCCCAAGCAGGTGTAATCAAAACTTCTGCTGCATTTGAAAGTGAAACACTACGAAAGCAAAGCGAAATTGAGCAAGCGAAAGTTGCTAGAGAAAAAGCAAAGATGACTTCTGCACAGAGAGCGACATATGCAAAGGCAGGAGTAAGAATAGAGGAAGGAACTCCATTAGAAGTAATGGCCGATACAGCTGCGCAGTATGAATTGGATTTGGCTGCTGGGCGTTATAACCTTGCTACAGGATTAGAAACTATAAGGTATGGAGCAGAAACCAAGCAGGCACAACTTGCCGCAGAGGCGGAATATAGAAGACAATTAGCTAAAAGTTATAAAACTGCTTCATATCTTAAGGCAGGAAGCACGCTCTTAACGGGTATGTCGAGTATGTCGAGTATGTCGAGTATGTATGGGGGAACAACGTCCAAAACAACCTCAGTGCCATCCAGTTATGGTCCTTCAAATTTAGCAGGATAGGAGAATAAGGTGCCACGCATACCAATTTATAATAATCAAGCGTCAATTCAAATAAGAAAAGTAACTGAAGAAGCTCCTGCAATTCGTATTCCTGCGGAAAGCTTTACCCACGAGGCAAGGGCAATGAGTCAACTCGGAGTTACCATCTCTGCCATTGCCGAGGATATAATTAAGGTCAAGGCGGACCAAGAATATGCCAAGGCCAAGATTGAGGGATACAAAACATTATCGCAAATAGAAGTAGAGGCATCCCAAGACGACGACTTCCAAAACTTTGAGCCAAAATATACCAAAAGAATAAAAGACGTGCAGGAAACCATTCTAAAGACTATTCGTAGTCCGCAAGCAAAACAGGCCTTTCAGCAAGATTTTGAGTTAAAATCTACTTATAGCTTTTACGATATTATGACGAATGGTCGCAAGAGATTTATAGATTATGATAAAGATTTAATGACGCAAGAAATAGTTACAACTAAGCAAAGATATTTTTCAGCAAGCACTCCGGGCGAGAAGCAGAATGCTAAAGACGAATTGGCGCAGATATTCTCAAGGCGAGCAGAGAATAAGATTTTGAATAAGGCAGAGGCAGCGAATTTATATCAGAAAGAAATGGCAAGCTTAGATGAGGGACAGGCCGAACACGACATTTTAAGCAATTCTGCTTATGCTTTAGGTGAATTGCAGAAGGGCAAACAAGGAGCATATAAAGAATTGGTGCAGGACAAGCGAATTGACTTGATAAGGCAAGCAGAAAGTCGGATTGAGAAAATTAAAAATCAGCAAGAAGAAGCAATTGCTATTGCAGTGAACCAAAAGGAAGCCGATTTGATAGATATGAAAATTGCTGGAACGCTTACTGAGCAGCAAGTAAAAACGGAGAGACAATTAGGAACAATAAATGCAAAGTTTGCAGATGTAATGATAAATGCATTAAGAAGTCCTAAAGTTTATAAGCCTACTGCATTAGAGGGCATAATTAAATTTAATGAATTGGTAGAAAGAAATGCGGCTATGGCGCGAAAAGAAAAATCTTGGTTGAATATGGGTAAGGTGCCGTTCGAGGATATAGCAAAATTTAGAGCTGATACCATAAATGCTAACGCAAGGGGATATATTTCAGATAAACAAATGACCGATTTATTGAGTGAAACTTCTAAAACTTTTTATAGAGACCCCATATTTCAGAATGCCTTAGACCAACTTGCCGCACAATCAAAATTATATGCAACAAGCGAAGTGCAAGCAAGGGTTAAGGCTGAGATGTATGGTAACTTAACTACAAAAGTAATTGCAGGCAAAGAACCAAGAGATGCAGTAACCGAAGTCATTAAAGAGAGGCTGAATGTAGAATTAGGTGAAGCGGTAAAAGTGGTCGAAGAGGGAAATCGTATTTTTGCTAATAAGGGTAAGCAACGCATTTATTCTGAGGATGGCGGAATGACTTGGCACGACGAGGCGACAGGAGAGGAAATTGAATAATGCCTATACCAGTAGGATTTGAATTAGAGGAAGCTGTTGCTCCAGAAGCGACTGAACCAACATTAACTCCTAAGGTGCCTGAAGGCTTCGAATTGGAGACCGAGCGTCGACCTCTACTTGTTCCCAATTTACCCAACTATTTAAAATTTAAGCTTAATGCTGATAGAGCAAGCTCTGAGCGTTCGAGATATGGCAAAGAAGCAATGTGGGGCAAAATGGATACCCAAGAAGCTATCGCTAAAGGCAACGAGGCAAGAGATTATTGGATGACGCAAGCGGGACCTTATGAAGATTTATCTTTTAAAAAGCATCCCTTTAAATATGTAGCAGGCGAGTCAGTTCAATTGTTGCCCTATATGATTAGCTCGCAAGTAGAAGGACTTAAATACGGACTTACTTTGGGTGGTGGCTTTGCAGCAATAACCGCCGTAGCAGGTCAAGCGGGTCCACAAGTTATGTTGCCCGAAGAAGTAATTACTGTTCCAGCTGCTTTTGCTGGCGGTATGGCAACAGGTTATTCTTACGGTGTTATAAAAAATATTCTCGATAGAGAAGGTGGTGGGCTCTATTTAGATATGGCAGAAAAAGGAATAAGTCCAGGAACAGCTCAACCATTAGCATTGGCTGGCGGCACAATGATAGGCATTATTGAGTTGATGCAATTTAAATTACTCGGCAAGCCGTTCAAGCAGGCATTTTCTAAAGTAATTAGATCTAAAGTAGGCAAAGCTGCAATTACGCAAGCAATAGGAAGGTATGCAAAGAGTGTAGGTATTCAGGTGTTGCAGGAAGACTTGCAAGAGATAACATCTTTGATTTCAGAAACTATTGGTAGCACTATCGACGAGAAGCCAGACGCTACGCCTACAAAAGAAGAATGGATGACCAGATTATACGAAACGACTGCAAGGTCATTGGCAGGTTTAGCGGTTATATCAGCCCCTGGGGCAGCGGTTGATGTTACAACTACTATGCGCCAACAGAAAATAATTAAAAAAGTCGAAGATATTAATTTATTAAATAAAATCATCGCAGAGCTAAAAGAACAACAAGTAGGGCAGGAAAAACAAGTAATTGAGCCTTTGGTAGAAAAGGAAGAGATTAAACCCGCCCCCACAGGTGAGGGGAAAGTAACTGTTTATTATCGCACAGATGTTCCTATTGAGCAGATAAAAAAAGAAGGTTTTAAATCTTTAGAAAATACAAAAGAAATATTTGTCAGTAATCAAAAAGAAGGACAAGCAATAGGATATGGTAAAAATATTATTGAATTAAAAGTAAGCCCAAAAGATTTGAGATTAGATGATGAATTTCCAAGTGGAGAACAACATTTTGCTATAAATAAAGATATTGCAAGTAAGTCTATCTCCCAACCCACAGAAGAGGGGAAAGTAAAAATTACTCCTGAAAAAGTCAAACCCGATATATCCGGCATATCTCCATTACAAAAGCAAATTCAGGCAATGGAAGAACGGCAGACGCGGGTAGAGATTGCCAAAGATGCCTTACAGGAAATTGATACTGTTAGGGAATATTTTAGACGCAGGATCACCAAGTATAAAGACGCTTACTTGAAAGAAGAATTGGCGGGAATACCAAGTATCTTTATTACCAAAGAAGGTGGTATTAAACCAGATGAAGCAATAGATGAACTCCGCACTCAGTTTAATATAGAAATTACCGACGAGAGCGAATTGAAAGAATATCTTAAAAACCTTGAGCAATCCCATAAGGATTTAATCTCCGCGATAGAAACCTACCGCCCTGGATTCATTACCAAGAAAGAAACTACGCTCTTGGCGGATAAAATCAAAACAGTTGAGATGGGTATTCGGGAAGGAAAAATCCAAGCTAAAGCAGAAGTAAAACAAGTGCAGGAAGAAATCATTGATTTAATGGAAAGCCTGCGGCTTGAAACAGATGATAAAGCAAAATTCCTGCGTACTATGAAGAATGTTCAGACTAAAGAGCAATTACAGAAGGCACTCCCAGAGATAACCGAACGGCTTTATAAAATAAGAGAACAATCCGAACGCTCCGAACTCGTCGCTGATTTAAGAGATTTATTTGAAAGGCAACCTACCAAAAATCTGCCTATTGAGTATAAGGATGTTATTGAAGATATAAAATCTAAAGTTTTACTTAAAGAAAGAAAGCCAGAAGTTAAGAAGCGCCTTGAGAGTATGCGCCAGTTTGTTGAGCGAATGGCAGAACAGGGCGAAGAAATAAATATCCCGCAGGAAAAACTTGATTTGCTTGATAAGGCTTCTGTTGATGAGATGACTACCGAGCAGTTGAGGGATTTAAAAGAAACTGTAACCCGATTATACCACCAAGGCAGATTGAAAAATAAATTACTTACCGCACTTCAAGAACGCAAGTTTGATGAGATAAAGGCCGAGATTATAAATACTATTACGCAAGGTAGAGGGCTCAATGAAGATAGCTCTATCGTGAAGGCATTAAGGGAGCAGAACAAGAGCTTAAAAGACAAAAGCCTTGAACATATTAAAAATTATATTATAGAAAATATGCGTCCAGAGTTAATGCTTAATATTCTTGATGGCGGTGCACCTGGACTAATTATAGGCACTCTCTTTAATCCTCTTTGGGAGTCGCAAAAAGCAGAATTACAAGAAAGTCAGAAGGTATCTGATACCATAAAGGATATTCATAAAAATCTCAATCTTGCTGAAATATTTGTCAAGAAATATGACATCGGTAGATTTGAAGGAATGATTAAGGACCAAGCACTTTTTATCTATGCCAATTCCTTTAACGATTCTAACAGGGCTCATTTATACGGAAGTGGAATTACCGACGAGGATATAACAGCGATTGAGAACTTTCTTTCTGCCGAAGAAAAACAATCGGTCAAAGATATTATCCGCTTTTATGATGAATATCAATATCCTATACTTAATAAAATTTATACCGAATTAGAGGGTGTGCATTTGAGCAAAGAAGAACAATACTTCTCGATAGATAGGTTAGAGGATATTTCTTATCAGAAGGAATTAGAGAAAGATATTTTAGAAAGAAACTATATCCGTAGACCTGGAGTATCAAAGGGGTTTACTAAAGAGAGAGTAACATCTAAAAAAGGATTTTCTGAATTTTCTTACTTTGGCACGATTTTAAGGAATTATCGTAAAGTTGAACACTATAAGGCTTTCGCCGAATCCATAAGGGATGCAAATAAGATATTAAATAATCCCGAAATAAGAACAGCCATAAAAGAAAAGTTGGGAGACAAATACCATCAGGTTTTAGATAAGTGGCTTAAGGATGTCGCTTATGGTGGCGATAGAGCTTCTATGGCTTCAATAGATAAGATGTGCCAATGGCTAAGAACTAATTATGCGACAGCAGTAATAGGTGGTAATCTTCTATCGGTAATGAAGGCGCCAGTTTCGTATGTGCAGGGTATGGAAATGGCGGGAAAGTGGAATACCATAAAGGCATCGCTTAAGTTTGTTCTCGCACCTTTAAATTGGAATGAAAAGATTGACGAAAAAAGCATTCTTATGAAATTTAGACCAATGAGGCAAGAAAGAGAATTGAATGAAATAGTTGCTCAGCGAACATTAAGGCAGCAAGTAGGAAGGGTTACCGGCTATCAAGCGATACGAGAAGGAAGTATGTTGCCTTGGGTAATTGCCGATAAAGCAACCTGTGATATTGTTTGGTTGGCGGCTTACGACGATGCAAAAGCCGATATGTCAGAACAGCAAGCAATTGATTATGCCGATATGGTAATCCGCAGAACTCAACCAATGAGTGGGGCATTGAATTTGCCGGATACCTTTCGAGGTCCAGAATACCAGAAGCTCTTTACCTTGTTTCGCAATCAGCAGAACCAGAATTTCAATTTACTATTGGAGTCCGTCCTTCAAAAACAAAAGGGTAAAATCGGAGTAGGCGAATTTTCAAGTCATTTGGTTTTTTATTTGCTTGTGCCTGCAGTAATGATTGGAGCCATATCCCGCAAAAGATTACCAGAAGATTGGGGAGAATTTGCAAAAGATATATTGAGTGGGGCACTTGGAGGATTGATTTATGTAGGCAATATGCTCAGCATTCTTGCAATGGGCTTTATGGGTGCAACTACTCCACTGGACTCATTATATGAAGATGTCTATAAAACCGTTCAAGCAAAAGATAATTGGAAAAAGTTAGACCATTTAGCAAGTATGATAAGTAAGGTAGTTGGATTTCCTTATTTAGCAATTAAGCGAATTGTTACGGGTAAACCATTGGGAGAGCCAGCGAAGACTAAAAAGAAAGGATTGGAGTTAATTTAGTATGAAAGTATTTATTGTTTGTAGTTTATTGCTTACTCCTATTTTCTGGATTATGCTATTGGGAAACGACTTTACTTTTTCTGGCCTTCATATATTGGATGCTTTTTTAATTTCTGCTTTATGTATAACTTTTATAGTTATAGGAAATGCCATTAAAGAAAAAGAGGAGCTATTATGGCGGTGAGTTCGACTACAATGAAAAAAGTATACTTGTGCGATGGCACAAGCACAGAATTTGTTTACCCTTTCAAAATCTGGGAAGAGGGAGACTTGACCGCCTATTTATTCACTATCGCTGACTCTACTACGATAACATTGCGGCTTGATGTAGATTATACCGTAACAGATGAAGGTGAAGAGGCGGGTGGACACATAGACTTAATTGTTGAAGTAGATGGCGATTCTATATTTGAAGCCGCACCGAGTTCTGACTATAAACTTGTTTTAATGCGCGAACTCGATTTGACTCAACCAGTTGATTATGCCGCTTCTGGGCCCTTCCCTGCAGAAACTCACGAGAAGGCATTAGACCGCCTTACCTTCCTTATTCAGCAATTAGATGAAAAGGTTAATCGTTGCTTCCTGCGCGATATTACTCAGACAGGAGAAATTATTGCTGACCTGGATGCTGACTGGTATATCCTTACCAGAATAAATCTTAATGATGGCTACCTTGCTGGCGACTTAAATTTCCAAGGCTATAAGATAGACAATATTACTGGCATTGAAGACGAAGACAATGATACTGGAGTTTATGTTGAACAGGCAGAAGACGAAGATAAGGTAAGATTTAAAACTGGAGGAACACAGAGAGGACAATTTGATGCCAATGGCTTTAAGTTGGCAAGTGGTGCAGACATAGATGAAATTTCTATTGATGGCACTCTGGCGGGAAATTCCGATGATGCTGTGCCGACGGAAAAAGCGGTAAAGACTTATGCGGATACAAAAGTGGCAGCATCCGAAAAATCTACTACCGCCGTAGAGGGCAAAATTCCTGTTATGGGTGCTTCTGGTTATATGCCAGATAGTTCAGTTGACACCACAGCCCTTAAAACAACGACGGTAGAATTGTCTAAAACAAATGGTGATTTTTCTCAACAAACTGTAACTGGTGGGCAATATGCCTTTTGGCCTAAAATCAAGATGAGCACCACCAATACTTCTTCTAATTGGTATGTAGGTCAATTGAGAGCACAGACAAATTTGGTTGGTTGGACGGACTATGTTCATAATGTTGCGATGAATGGCGGAGAAGCAGGATATACAATATACGCTACTTGGACATATGTAACCGCCTCAGGCACAGATTATTGGTTATTTTTACTTGTGGATAAAATAACAAAGGAAATTATAAGCTCTTCTTTTGCACAAGACCACCCCGCTTATGGCAATGGCGGAGATTTTGATAAAATGCCTCATCCATTTGGCAGTTATGATGAAACTAAGCACGAGATAATCCTCGTTGACCAAGATACTATCGCAGAATTAAAGGCACAGGTTACAGAGGAAAAATCTTTGCTTACTTTAGTTAATGAACTTTATAAGCCAAATATGATAAAGGAAGAAGTTTATAAACCTCTATACTCTGGAAAGTATTTAACTCAAGATGGTAAGCAAGTCAAAGAATTAGTTACTACTTTACCTAATTTTATTAAAGTGCGGAAACTTATAAAGATGACTTCAGTTGAATTGGTTGCAAAAGCACAAAAACGGGAATTAGCAAGGCAGAAGGAAGACCAAGATAAAATTAAGAAAGAGCAAGATAGGCAGAGTGCGATAAATAAACTAAAGGCAATTGGATTAACTAAAGATGAAATAGAAGCAATTGTAAAATAAAAAAGGAGGCCTTATGAAAAAGAAACTGTTTTTAGCTTTACTGTTCTGCTTATTATTAGTAGGGCAGGCGGTGGCTTCACAGGCAACAAAAACTTTAGTGGACGGAATAGTCTTGAGTGATGTAGTTACATCGGCAACTGGGACGGATTACTTGGGCGATGCGGATAAGGCAGCGTTCTTTGTTACCTATGACGAAACGGATGCTAACGCCGCATTATCTTTAGCCATAACCTGCCAGATTTCTTGGGATAATTCTACTTGGCTATCCGCTTCTTTCTATGACTATGCTGGAACAGAGACTTTGCAGACATCGGAAACCCTAACAGGAGATATAAATTATTATTTTTGGTTCAATCAGAATTTAACCGTTCCGTATGTAAAGGTAATTTTAACCCCGACTGGACACGACTCTACGCATACCGCGTTAGTGTCTGTGTATTCAATTAAAAAACAGTAACCAATAAGGAGGAACATATGGCAAAAGTAGAAGAATTAAAAGTAGTCTTGGAAAGTCTCAACTCTGCCTTGCTTGAATTGCAGAATAAGATTGCGGATGTGGACAAGGAAAAGGAAAAGATAAATAGCAAGAAAATCAAGCAAGATGAATTAGACGCTACGCTCGATAAGAAAGAAAAAGACCTTGATGCAAGAGAGATAAAGATAAGCGATATTGAAAGTATCGTTGATTTCTCAAATGTTGCAAAGAAATTAATGAAAGAGGCCAAAGAGTTAATGGGTAATGCTAATATAAGGCAGGCGAAATTAGAAGAGGGCTTGAAAAAATTAACAGAAGACAAGGTAAAGTTGGAAGCCGAATATCAAGACAAAAATGATGCTCTTAAAAAACAGGCAGAAGCATTAAGGCAGGAGAAAAAGGAATTTGACGATAAGATTAAAGCATACAAAGCAGTTAGTGCGGCGTTGAAATAAAAATAGGAGCGAGATATGCCTATTACTTTACCTGATTATCGCTTTATTTTCCATAAAGTCGGTGGACATAATGTTGTCTTTGAGATAGCCAATCAAGATAATACTGACTCAACAGATATGTATTATGGCTATGTAGCGGCGAGTGGAGCCTGGATTATTCAGAAATCTCATACTATTGGCTCTACCAAGACTTATACTTATGCTGCAGGGAAAAATAGAGAAGATTATGATGCTCTTTGGACACCGGCAACCGGCAGATTTACTGATAGCACTCCCGCATTAGAATTCACCACCTTTGACGAATTAGGGGATGATTTATGAAGAAAATTATATTCATAATCTTGGCATTATTATTGTTCTCTAAGGCGGAAGCAGGAAAAGAATATGCAGTAGAATTTCCTTCGGGAACGCCACTTGAGGTATATACCCCCAACAATCCTCCGTCCAGTCAAGTCTCCGATGAAACCTATGGCCCATCTTGGGATAATATAACTACTGTCGCCCCTTCCAAAAATTCCGTCTATGACAAAATAGAAACTTTAAGCGGCGGCACTCCTGGCGGCTCTAATACTTATATCCAATATAATGATGCTGGTGCTTTTGGTGGCGAGAGTTCCTTCACTTACGATAAGACCATCAATACCCTGACTGCCGACATCTATGACTCCACCCTATCCTCTGGAACAGTAGGATATTTGCGCCTAAAAGAAGACCCTGCCAACGGCACTAATTATGTCGGCTTCCAAGCCCCAAGTTCGGTTCTTGCCAGCCTATTATGGACATTACCCTCTGCCGACGGGACAAACGGTCAATCACTTATTACTAATGGAAATAAAACTTTGTCTTTTTCTACAATTACTGGCGGTGGTGGCGGAACGCCAGGTGGCTCTGATACCCAAGTCCAGTTTAATGATGGCGGTTCTTTCGCTGGCGATAGCGGTCTTACTTATAATAAAACTACTGACAGTTTGACTGTCGGTAAACTTTATCTCGGCGGTGATAATAATACCTATTTTACTTTAAACGGAAGCGTCTTGGAATTATATGTCAATGGAGTATTAAAACAGTCTTGGGAAGAAACAGAAACCTATTATGCCTTACTGGAAACTGGAGACCATATGCTTTTAGAGATAGGAGACGATTTACTACTGGAGGATTAAGATGAAAAGATTATTAATCTTATTATCATTATTGTTCTGGGTTGGAATTTGCTATGCCGCCGACACAAAGGTTTCAGACTTGGAGGCAATCACGGAATTTACAACGGATGATTTACTCTATATTGTGGACGGGGCTACTGTCTCCAAAAAGATTACTCTGGAGAATTTTTTTACCAATGGGTTTACTGTGGGAGCAAATAACTCAATCACTCTCGGCTCAAGCACAATGAAATATGAAAATACCCGAGCAGACTTTATTCTTAGTAATGATGTGATACTTGAAGATATAAACCCTGGCCTTTGGCTTCGTTGCACTGATGACAATAAGACTTTCGGCCTGCATTACCATATGGGCACAGCATATCTTTTTGGCCTCTGGTATGGCACGGACAGTGGCTCTGGGGTAGTGGTAGGCAATTCTGGCTATCCTATCTGGTCTGTGGATAGTTCTCTCAATTTCAAA